GGGAGCGGGCATGGGCGCCATCACCGGCGGTGGCGGCGGGTGCGGCCGGGGAGGCGGAGGTCGCTTTCGCACAACCGCTGCCACGATCGTCTTCTCCACCGAGGGCGGGCTGACGGCGGGTGGCGAGGGCGGCAACGGCGGCGGCGCTGGCGCCGGGCCCTCTGGATGTGTTGGCGGAGCAGGTGGCGCCGGTGGAAATCCTGGAGGTTCGGCAGGGGGCACTGCCGTCGCTGGCGGCGGGAGCGCTGGACCAGGAGGAACGGGTCCTTCTCCAGGCGGCGGAGGAGGAGGTGGTGCATACGGTAACCCAATACCCTCTTGTCCTGGTCAACACAACCCAGGTGGTGGCGGTGGCGGTGGTGGAGGTTATGGTACCGCAGGAGGTAATGGCGGACCTGGTGGTTCTGGGTCTACAGGTAATCCAGGTAACTCTGGTTCAGCAGGATCTGGAGCTACTGCAGGTGGCTCAGCCCCTACATGTTGGTCAGGTAAAGCAGGGGCTGCTGGAAACCCTGGAAACGCAGGTTCAGCTGGAACAGGTGCCACTGCAGGTGGTGCTGCACCAACATGTTGGTCAGGAAAAGCAGGTGCTGCAGGTAATTTAGGTTCTGTTACACAAGGTAGTGCTGGAGCTGCAGGGACTGCTGGCAATCCTAGCACTTTTGGTTCTTTAGTTACATTTCCAGGTACTTCTGGAGGAAATGCAGGATCTGCCGGTACAGCAAATGTAGGTACTGCAGGTGCTGCAGGTAATCCAGGTGGACAGGGTGGAGCTGGAAATCCTGGTAACAATGGTGCAGCTGGTCCTGGTGGCGCAGCAGGCTCTGCAGGAAATCCTGGTGGACAGGGTGGAGCTGGAAATCCTGGTAACAATGGTGCAGCTGGTCCTGGTGGCGCAGCAGGTGCTGGCGGTAATCCTGGAAATCCCGGAAATTCAGGTAATCCGGGCGGCGGAGGAGGAGGAGGCGGCGGCGGAGGCCCAACATCAAAGGGGGCATCAGCTGGGTCTGCAGGAACTGCAGGAACAGGATATACTCCTGGAGGTGCTGGGTCAGCTGGTACTGGAGGAAGTGTTGCCCCCGCTAATCCAGGTAATGCAGGTACACCTGGAAATGGAGGTTCAGCAGGATCAGCAGGATCTGGAGCTACTGCAGGTGGCTCAGCCCCTACATCTTGGTCAGGTAAAGCAGGGGCTGCTGGAAACCCTGGAAACGCAGGTTCAGCAGGATCTGGAGCTACTGCAGGTGGCTCAGCCCCTACATGTTGGTCGGGTAAAGCTGGAGCTGCTGGAAATCCTGGTAACTCTGGGGCCGCTGGAACAGGTGCAGGAACAGCAACTGCTGCATCTGCTAATCCTGGTGGATCAGGTGGGTCAGCACCCGCGGCATCACCTTCAACGTCAACAGGTCTTAAAGTCTATCCATACGAAAATATAACGGTAAGTGTGGGTACAGCAGGAGCTCCAGGAAATCCTGCAGGACAAGTCGTGGTATCTTGGTAAAAGATCATAACAAGCTTAAGATCGTCATGCAGTGTTTTGATAAGCTTCCACAGCATCAAAGAGACTGGATAAATTATAATGACAAGTTAAATTTGCATGATGATCATATCCTTAGAGGAACTAAAGAGATAGATCGCTGCATTATTGAAGTAAAACGTGGTAACATATATTATAAAACTGGCAATGGAGATCAAAATTGATATCAGTATTTAAGAATGATGAGATTGAGTTTTTGTGTGAACCTGAAGATTACGGAATCATTCCAGAGCCATATAAAGCAAATCGTAATATACCTGATTGGTTCAAGCATTTACCTCCCAAACTAGAACATAAGGGGTTCAAAACCTCAACACTCAAGAGGTGTATGCCTTTTATGGATGCTCTTTGCGTAGGATATATTATACCTCTCGCTGCAGATGTTGAATTTATCAGTAATGAAGATGCAACGGGCATTTCATATAAGTGGAATTTCAAGAAAACAATGGTGCAAAATCATATCCAAGAGCAAGTGACCACTGAAAAGTCACCTAATCCTTTTTCACCTAAACCTCCTATGAAGTTTTTGAACTACTGGTATATCAAAACTCCGCCAGGTTATTCATTGCTTTTTGTTCCACCACTCAATCGTGTTGAGAATAGATTCACTTGCTATTCAGGTATTGTCGATTATCCATACTATCAACATGAGTACATCAACTTTCCTTTCTTTTTCAATCAACCTAATTTTAGTGGAATCATACCTGCGGGCACTCCACTCATGCAAGTTATACCTATCAGAAAGGATAGTTTGCTGCCTAAACACAGATCAAGGTCTGTAAATACAAAAGAAAAAAAGGAATCTAACAGGACAAGAAAAATACGTGATGAAGTGCATGAGTCTTTATATAAAGATAACATTCACAGGAAACTATAATGTCTAGTTATCAGTTTTTTCCTTTACCTCCTAGCAAAGAAGAACACGAAACTTTTGTTTTATGGAACAATGGATTTAGTGAAGAAGAACTAACATCTATCGAAAAATATTGTGATGAAAATCTAATAACTAGCCAAGCTACATTTTTTGGTCAAGAAACCTTAGAAAACCATGATAACATTCGTAAGTCAAAAACAGGTTGGATTCGTAACAATGATGAGACTGGATGGTTCTATGACAAGATGGCATTTATTGCCAGAAACTTGAATGGTCAATTTTACAGGTTTGATCTATATGGGTTTATTGAGGATTTTCAGTATACCATATATGATGGAACAGAAGAAGGTCATTATAACTGGCATATCGATAGCGGCCATAACACACCAAATACTAGAAAGTTAAGTTTAGTATTACAGCTAACTGATCCCTCTGAATATGAAGGCGGTGAATTACAGTTCATGACCTCAAGTGAAGCTATGACATCTAAAAAGGAAAGGGGATGTATTGCAGCATTTCCATCTTTCAGATTGCATAGAGTAACACCTGTCACTAAAGGTGTTAGAAAAACGATTGTAGTGTGGGTTGCAGGACCGCCATTCAAATAATATAAATATACTGAATAGCTATCAGGAGAGTTAAATGGCAATTCCAGCTACTAGAGAAGATTTCAAAGCATATTGCCTAAGACGTGTTGGTGCCCCTGTCATTGATATTAACGTTGATGATGATCAGGTAGAAGATCGTATTGACGAAGCTCTCACTTTCTTTTGGGACTATCACTTTGAAGGTGCTGAAAAGACTTATTACAAGTATCAAATCACACAAACTGATATTGATAACAAATATATCACACTACCTTCCAATATCATCGGTGCTGTAAACATCTTTCCTGTAGGTGAGTCTTTATCATCTAACAACCTATTCAATATTCGTTATCAGATTACTCTTAATGACTTATATGACTTGACTGCAACTACAATGGTTCCATACTATCTAGCTATGCAACACATTCAGTTTCTAGAACAGCTTCTTGTCGGGCAGCAGCCTTTACGCTTTAATCGTTACACAAACATTCTACACTTAGACATGGCTTGGGATATCACATTCCCAGGTCAGTATCTCATTGTAGAAGCATATCAAGTTATAGACCCAACAGTATATGCAGGTGTTTGGGGTGACAGATGGCTTGGGCGCTATGCTACCGCATTGATCAAGCGTCAATGGGGTGATAACCTAACAAAGTATACTGCTGTCAATCTTCCTGGTGGTAACAAATTTAACGCTGACAAGATTCGTAATGACGCTCAAAAAGAAGTTGAAATGTTAGAACAAGAAATGATCAAGACCTGGTCTCTACCTGTTAGCGACCTTATCGGCTAACACATGGCAACTAACTTTTTCTTCAGAAATACTGATTATAATCCAGAGCAAAATCTTCTTCAGGATCTTGCTGATGAGATGATCAAGATTTTTGGAATCGATGTGATGTACCTTATTCGTAATACACCTTATGTGGATCCTCTTTTTACAGAAGCTCCTGCATCATCTTTCTCAATTGCTATTCCTATGGAAATGTACATCAATAACTATGATGGGTTTCAAGGTGAAGGTGATCTACTAAGCAAGTTCGGATTAAGTGTCGCTGACAAGATGACGCTATCTGTTAGTCGTCGTAGGTTCTCAGAAGATATTGGATCTGTGTATAACTTTGTTAGACCACGTGAAGGTGATCTAGTATACTTCCCATTCACAAAGGGTATCTTTGAGATCAAGTTTGTTGAGCATGAAGCATCTTTCTATCAAACAGGTGCTTTACAATATTTTGAGCTACAGCTTGAAAAGTTCAATTACAATAGTGAAGTATTCAGCACAGGTATTGCAGATATAGATTCTGTACAGCAGAACTATTCTGTTGCTGACGATAACTTCTACTATCTAACACAAGACAACTATAATTTAATTACACAAGATAATTACGAACTAGTAACTGAGTCTTTCACACTTGATATTATTGATCCTATAAATCAAAATCAAGAGTTTGAAACATTAGCAAATACTTTTGTTGACTTCAGTATAACAAATCCTTTCTCAAGTGACGGTGGATATTAATGTTTGGTTCTGATTTTTACTTTGGGTCTATTAGAAAGTATGTAGCCTTGTTTGGTTCTCTATTCAATGATATTCAAATTGATAGAGTTGATGCAAACAATGTCGTAACACAAACCCTTAAGGTTCCACTATCTTATGGGCCAAAGGATCGCTTTCTAGTTCGTCTCAGAGAAAACCCTGATCTTCTACGTCAGGTCAATCAAGTATTGCCTAGAATGTCTTTTGAGATTAAAAGCGTTGAGTATGATGCAGATAGAAAGTTGAACACTATTGGTAGAAATCGCTACTCAAATAATGCAAATATGTCTTCTCAATACAATCCTGTTCCATACAACTTCAATATCGATCTATCAATACTAACACGTAATGCAGATGATGCAACTCGTATTGTTGAACAGATTTTACCTTTCTTCAAGCCTGAATGGACAACAGCCATAAAGCTGATTCCAGAGATGGGAATTGAGATGGATATACCTATTGTTCTTAAATCAGTTCAGTATAATGATACCTATGAAGCTAGTTTTACAGATCGTTATGCAATCATTTGGGACTTACAATTTGTACTAAAAGGATATATATACGGTCCTATATCAACACAAGGGCCTATTCAAGAGGTCATTACCAACTTCTACGTGCCAACCACAAATACAGCTGCACAAGGAGTAGGGAATACTTCTATTGCTGAATATGTAAATATATTCCCAGGATTAGATGCTAATGGCAATCCCACGTCAAATGCATCTGTGTCTATACCTGCATCAAGTATAAGTCCTAATTCTAATTATGGGTTTATTGTTGATTTCTACTCAAATATAGAGTAAAATGAAAACCTTTAGAAATTTTTTAATTGAATCTTCAAACATCGAAACATTAAGATCAGGTCTTGATGCATTGGGTGTTGACCATCATATATCACAGAATTCTTCAGGTGCTTTAACTGTTCATAAAATTGTTGTTGCTAAAGAAAAAAGAAATGCAGGTCTAGGTACAAACGCCATGCATTTGATTACTCAACATGCTGATAAATATAATAATAACATTCACTTAACACCTTCAAATTCTTTTGGAGGTAATGTGAATAAACTGAAAACATTTTATAAAAGACACGGATTTGTTGACAATAAAGGTAAAAACAAAGATTGGTCTTCTCGTGAAAGTATGATAAGATATCCAAATGATAGCAAATAATACAAATTTAAGTACAGCATTAGGTATTACCTATAATGTTCTTCCACCAGAGAGAACAGAAGTTATAGAACCTGCAGGTAATACCGATATACAAAAAGCAGAAAACGACTATGAATTTGCTCGTCGTAATCTATACGATATCATTGAGCAAGGTCAAACTGCATTAGAAGACATGATTGACTTTGCTAAACAAGCACAGCATCCTAGAGCCTATGAAGTTGTGGGTACCTTGATCAATAATTTAGTTGATGCTAATCAAAAGCTATTGAATTTAAGTAAGCAAGTCAAAGAAATCAAAAAGGCAGAAGCAGGTGTTCAAGAACCTGGGACTGTCAATAATAACCTGTTTGTGGGTAGTACAGCTGAGATGTTGAAATTGCTAAAAGGTGATTGATGGCTTCTCAATATTATCTTAATAATAAAAATTTGAAAAATACAGGTGTTGCTATCGAATGGGATGCAACAACCGCCAAAGAATTTAAAAAGTGTGCTAAGAATCAAATCTACTTTATTAAAAAATACTGTAGGATTGTTCACGTTGATAAAGGTCTAGTTAACTTTGACCTATGGCCGTTTCAGGAAAACATGGTCAATCAATTTGAGAACAATCGTTTCGTTATCTGTAAGATGCCCAGACAGGTGGGTAAGACAACTACAGTTGCTGCATATCTTCTACATAAAGTTATTTTTAATGAAAACTTTAAAGTAGCCATCCTTGCCAACAAAGATACTCAGGCTCGTGAAATTCTTTCCAGAATCAAAATGATGTTTGAGTATCTACCCAAATGGTTGCAGCAAGGTGTTGTTCGATGGAATGAAGGGGATATTTCGTTAGAGAATGGTTCAAAAATTGTTGCGACTGCGACAACAGGATCTTCAGGTCGTGGTGATACCTATAACATCATTTACCTAGACGAGTTTGCATTCGTACCTAACAATCTTCAGGAAAGTTTCTTCACATCAATCTATCCTACAATTTCATCTGGTAAGACAACAAAAACGCTCATCACATCTACTCCTCATGGAATGAATTACTTCTATAAGATTTGGTCTGATAGTGAGAACGGAAAAAACCGTTATGTCAGGTGTGATGTTCATTGGTCTCAAATACCTGGCCGTGACAAGGCATGGCAAGACGAAACAATTGCGAATACTAGCGAACGTCAATTTAGACAAGAATATGAATGTGAATTTTTAGGAAGTTCAAATACTCTAATCGATGGTCAAAAGCTTGCACAAATTCCATACACGGATCCTGTAGTGAGATCGGGTAATGTTGATATATTTGAACAACCAAAAGAAAATCATATCTATGTGATGGCAGTTGATACATCGAGAGGAGCAGGTATTGACTACTCTGCTTTCATCGTCTTTGATGTAACATCCGTTCCTTATAAGGTTGTTGCCAAATATAGAAACAATACGATTGAGTCTATGGTATATCCAACTATCATTTATAACCTAGGACGACATTATAATAATGCACATGTTCTAGTTGAAGTGAATGATGTAGGCCAACAGGTTGCAGATATTCTCCTTCATGACTTAGAATATGAGAATGTAATCTCAACTAAAGTCAAAGGCCGCTCAGGTCAAAAAATCGGAAGCAGTGATAATGGAATCAGATTTGCTCTGGGTGTAAGAACTACAGTACAGGTAAAACGTATCGGCTGTGCTAACTTCAAAAGCTTGGTTGAGAATGACAAACTCATAATTAATGATTATGATTTACTTTATGAAATGTTTAGATTTATAGAAAATAATGCAAAGTATTCTGCTGAAGAAGGTGAACATGACGATCTAGTTATGTGCTGTGTTTTGTTTTCTTGGTTGGTACATCAAAGTTATTTCAAAGAATTGACTGATCAAGATGCAAGATTAGAACTACTAGAAAGTAATCGTGTTGCAAGAGAAGAAGAAATGTCTCCGTTTGGGTTTATAGATGATGTATGGAGAGATCCTGAAGGCTTAGATGATGGGTTTGATCAACAATTCAAAAATTGGCTTTTATAAATAATCAGAATAGATATTCATCTAATTTTTTTGGGATAGGAGAAAACCATGGCATTTCAAGTCAGCCCAGGCGTTAACGTAAGCGAGATTGACTTAACGACAATCGTACCTTCAGTATCTACTACAGCAGGGGCAATCGGAGGCTTATTCCGTTGGGGTCCCATCAATCAAATTCAGCTAGTTTCCTCACAAGTTGATCTTGTCAACAAGTATGGTAAGCCAACAAACTTCAATGCAGAAACATTCTTTACTGCATCTAATTTCCTTGCTTATGGCAATCAGCTCTATGTTAGCCGTGCTGCAAATACATCAGATACAGGAACTTCTGGAAACGGAACTTTCACTGCTATTGCAGATACAAGTGGTGTAATTGCTGCAAACGTTGCTGGCAATACATATTGGGGCGCAAACGTATATTCTGTTTCAGGAAATGTTGTATTTAATATCCTAAACACAGATGACTATAATAACAAAGCAAACAATGGTAGCTTTTCTTCTCAGTCAACATATGTTTATGCAGCCAAGTACCCAGGTGCTCTTGGAAGCAGCCTAGGTATTTCAACAATTGATAGTGCCGCTGCATATTCTTCAAATCTTATCAATATTGCAAATACTTCTTTTGTATACGGATCAAATACTGGAACATTGAACTTCAATGATTCTAATACAACTGTTAATAATGCTACTGTAGCTTCAAATCTATCATCATACGCTGCATGGAGTGCCTTGACAGTCGGTGATTTTATTACAGTAGGTAACTCAACAACAGGTATTCAGAATCTACAAATTGCATCAAAGGGTCTTGCTCCTGTTCTAGTTATTAACACAAGTGCATCATTCACCGCTTGTACAATTGTAACAGGTGTTACAAACATTACAAATGCCTATATTGGCTTCGTAGCTGCAGGACCAGGTATTGCCAACGGCACTACAGTAGTTTCTGCTACAGGTACAACAGTTACTCTATCAGCTCCTGCTACTGGTGTGGCTTCTGGTACATTAAAGCTTGCTCAAGAATCATTATCACTTTCATTCTATAGCCCATATACACTTTCAACACCATTTACTACTCCTACAGGTGGTAACGTTGGCCGCCTATGGCAGTTCTATAACTCAGTAGTGTCTGCACCATCAACCACACAGTATATTCAACAGTTCGGTAACACTGCTGCAACAGACGAAATTGATGTGGTAGTTTATGACGCACAGGGTAGGTTTACAGGTATTCCTGGCCAGATCCTAGAAGTATTCCAGGGCATGTCACGTGCTACAGATGCAAAAACAACAGATGGTCAGTCAAATTACTATGTAAACCAAGTAAACCAGAAATCACAATATGTGTGGTTCACTAATCACAGAGGTGGAGTAACATATGTTGCAAACGCTGCACTAGTAAATAACACACCAACATCTACTACACCACTCTCAGTTCAGTTTGCAGGTGGCCAGGATGGATTTGCTGAAAACGTTGTTGGTACAAATATTGGTGTTATCACTGCTGCTTATGATTTATTCAAGTCAACTGAAACAGCTCCTATCTCACTTATTCTAACAGGTAAGTCTGACGACACTAACACAACACTTCTTGGCAACTATTTAATTCAAAATATTGCTCAAAACAGACTTGATTGCGTGGTATTCGTTTCACCTAACCGCTCAACAGTTGTCAATAACGTAGGTAACGAGTATTCTTCGGTTATCGCATTCCGTAATGGACTAACAAGTTCATCATATGGCGTCCTAGACTCTGGTTATAAGTATCAGTATGATAAGTTCAATGACGTATATCGCTATATCCCACTAAATGGTGATATCGCAGGACTCTGCGTCTACACAGATACAACTAAGGATCCTTGGTGGTCACCTGCTGGATTCAATCGTGGACAAATTAAAAATATCGTAAAGCTAGCTTACAATCCCAAGAAGTCAGAACGTGATGCCCTATATCCAAATGGTGTCAATCCTGTTGTAACCTTCCCAGGTCAGGGTACAGTTCTATTTGGTGACAAGACTCTACAGGCTAAGCCCTCAGCTTTCGATAGAATCAATGTTCGCAGACTCTTCATTGTACTTGAGAAGGCAATCTCTGCCGCCGCTCAATACACAATGTTTGAGTTCAATGATGCATTCACCAGAGCACAATTCGTTTCATTAGTTACTCCATTCTTGAAAGATGTTCAGGGACGTAGAGGTATTACTGACTTCAAGGTTGTTTGCGACACAACCAACAATACACAGCAGGTTATCGATGGTAACCAGTTTGTGGGTGACATTTATGTTAAGCCTGCTCGTTCAATCAATTACATCCAGCTTAATTTCGTTGCTGTAAGAACTGGTGTTGACTTCACTGAAATCGTAGGTAAATTCTAATAATAATATAATAGGAGAATAACACATGGCGTTTTCAGTAAACGAAATTAAGGCTCAGTTAGTTGGAGGTGGTGCTAGACAGTCACTATTCAGTGTACAGTTTAATAACCCCGCTAACGCTTCTGGTAATATTAAAGTTCCATTCATGGTTCGTGCATCATCTATTCCTGAGGCTCGAGTTGGCAATATCGCAATTCCATACTTTGGTCGTAAGATCAATATTGCAGGTGATAGAACATTTGGGGATTGGGCAGTAACTGTAATAAATGATGAAGATTTTCTAGTTCGTAATGCTATGGAACAGTGGCAGAACCAAATCAATACCTTCGAAGGAAACCTACGTTCTTTCGGTGGAGCATCACCTCTGCTTTATAAGTCAGATGCTGTTGTGACACAGTATGGAAAGACAGGTAACATCCTACGTCAATATACATTCCATGGGGTTTACCCAGGTGATGTTTCATCAATCGAACTAGATTGGGAAGCTACTGATCGTATCGAAGAGTTCCGCGTGACCTTCATGTATGATTATTGGGAAGTCACTGGTGGGCAGACAGGTAACGCTGGAGGCGTATAATTACATAGTGTGATATAGAAGGATATTTGATTTGCGCCTTTTTGGTTTTGAAATTAATAGAGAATCTGACAAACAATTAGATATCCCATCATTTGCTCCCCGTGAAACAGATGATGGGGCTCTAGTTGTTTCTGCTGG